TGCATCATCCGTGGGGGGAGGTTCGTCAACGCGGTGTATCGCGGGTTCGCCAAATCCACCATCTCGGAAAACGCGCTCCTGTGGGCGATCCTCTACGGGCATCGCAAGTTCGGCGCGATCTTCGCGGCCGAGGCCGGCCTGGCCGACAAGGCCATCACGAGCATCAAGCTGGAGCTGGCCGAGAACGACGCGCTGGCCGAGGATTTCCCCGAGGTCTGCCATGCGGTGCGGGCGCTGGAAGGCAAGTCTCAGCGGTGCAACTCGCAGACGTGTGGGGGGAGGCGCACCCACATCGTTTGGAAAAAGGACACGGTGGTGCTGCCCGCCATCGACGGGTCGGCCTGCGCCGGCTCGATCATCACGAGCAAGGGACTCACGGGCTCGATCCTGGGCCTGCGGCACAAGAGTGCGGACGGCAAGCAACTGCGGCCGGACTTCGTGATCGTGGACGATCCGCAGACCCGCGAATCGGCCCGGTCGCCCGTCCAGTGCCAAGCGCGGCTGGAAATCCTGCTCAAGAGCGTGATGAAGCTGGCCGGGCACACCACGAGCATCGCCTGTGTGGTCAACGCCACGGTGATCGAGCAGGGAGATATGGTCGATCAACTGCTCGATCCGGGGAAGTATCCATCGTGGCAGGGCGAACGCATCCCGATGGTGCGGTCGTGGGCCAAGGAGCACGATGCCCTCTGGCTCGACAAGTACGCGATGATCCGCAAGACGTTTGCGGCCGACATCGTTGGCGACCAGGCTCGAGCCCACAAGGAAGCCAACGAGTTCTATCTGGCGAACCGCGCGGCGATGGACGATGGCTGTGTCGTGTCGTGGGCCTCCTGCTTCGATCCCGAGCGCGAGCAGTCTGCGATCCAGCACGCCTACAACGCATTCATTGACGATGGGGCCGACGTGTTCGCGAGCGAGTTCCAGCAGCAACCGCTGGCGAACGAGGCCGAGAGCACGGGCCTGTCTACGAGCGACGTGCGCAAGGCGGTGGCGAACGTGCCGCGGTGGGTCGTGCCGCGCGGGCTCGACACGCTCACGGCCTTCGTGGACGTGCAGCAATCGCTGCTCTACTGGGCGGTCGTGGCCTGGGGGCACGAGCTGCGCGGGCATCTGGTGGCCTACGGCACCTACCCGGAGCAAGGCCGCAGTTACTTCACCCTCCGAGACGCCAAGAAGACGCTGCAGAAACTTCACGGCGACAACGTGGAGGCCGCGATCCTCGCCGGCTTGGAGGCCACGGCCGGGATGATTCTTGAGCGGGAGGTCGCCCGCGAGAGCGATGACGCACTCCTGCGGGTCGGCCAGTTGTTCGTGGATGCCAACTGGGCGCAGACGCAGGGGGTCGTGCGGGACTTCGCGCGCCGCTCGAAGTGGGGGCCGCGCGTCCTGCCAACCCACGGCCGATTCGTCGGTGCGTCCGGCCAGACGATTTCCGACAAGCTGCCGGATCGTGGCGAACGGGTCGGCTCCAACTGGCGCACGAGCACGATCCAGCGGCTTCGCCATGTGTTGTTCGATACCAACTCGTGGAAGACGTTCGTGGCGGCGCGGATGAAGATGCCGCAGGGCGATCCGCACGGGCTGACGATCCATGCTGGCGAGCACGAGATGCTCGCGGAGCAGCTCGCGGCCGAGGTTCCGATCCGGGTCGAGTCGAAGATGCGGACGGTGGACGAGTGGCGGCTGATCCCAGGCCGGGATAACCACCTGTGGGACTGCCTGGTCGGTTCCGCGGTGGCCGCCTCGTTCGCGGGCATCTCGGCGGTGGGGGTCGAGTCGAACGCGGGCCGTCAGCCGGTGGCGGTCATTTCACGCGAGGAGATGGCGGCCAAACGGGCCGAGCTGCTCGCCAAGCTGGGGAGGTCGTGATGCCGGAGTGGCATTCAACGTGGGAGCGGATGCGGGGCGTGACGCCGGCCCGTGCCTACATGACGTGGGCCGAGTTCGACGGGCTCCTGCGGTCGCTGGGTATTTCGATAAGCCAGTACCACGTTCGCCGGGCGGTCGCCGCCGCGCCGCCGGCCAAGCAACACACGGCCAATCGCTACACGCAGGCCCACGTCCGCATGGTGCGGGCATACGCCCGTAGGAAATGGGGCGTCGAATGAACCTCCCCGCCGGCCCGTTCGATGTGCTGCTCCTCGATCCGCCCTGGTCGCACTACGGCCAGCAAGACAAGTGGGGCGCGGCCGCCAAGTTCTACCGCCTCATGGACGATGACGCCCTGCGGGCCATGCCGATCCTCGGCCTGACGAAACCGTCGAGCGTCGTGTTCATGTGGGCGACGTGCCCGCGGCTCGACTTCGCCATCGACCTGTTGCGGCATTGGGGGTTCGCCTACCGGGGCGTGGCGTTCGCCTGGGTGAAGGCGACCAAGGCCGGCCGGCCGATCGGAGCCCGCGGGGTGCGGCCGAGCATCGTCAAGCCGACCACCGAGCTCGTGCTGGCTGGTTCGAGGACGGCCAAGGGCCGGCCGATGCCGGTGGCCGACGAGGCGGTCGCCCAGGTCGTGCTCGCGCCGGTCGGCCGCCACAGCGAAAAGCCGGTTGAGGTTTACAACCGGATCGAACGGTTGTATCCAAAGGCAAGCAGGCTGGAGTTGTTCGCTCGCGCGCGGCGCGAGGGATGGGAGTCGTGGGGCGATGAGGTTTCGTGACGGATGACGCTATAGGCGTAAGGTTGCGGCGTTACGAAACCTCTGCCTGAAAGAAAAACAGCATAGGATTTGAAACAGCACAGCGATCCAGGCGGGATCGCCATTCTGGAAACTGGAAAATGAGCGACGAGCCATGCCCCTATGTCGCCGGCACCGTGACCCGCTACTGCACGCTCACGCCGTTCACGCTGACCGACGCGGAGCGGGAGGCAATTGAGCGTGGCATCTGCTCACTTGTCGGCGTTGAGGACGTGTCGGCAGATGCGGGCTTGATGGATGACGCCGCCGCTTGCACGCTTCGGGAACTGCTGGAACGATTGCGAAGCCAACAACTGGAGGACACGGGATGGCTAAAAAGGCACAAGTGAAAGCGCCGCCGGCTATGGCAACCGCTGGCGTGGTTGGCAGCGATTGGAAGCTCGGGACAGACTTTCAGACGGTGCAGATAATCCCGGCGACCGGGTATTGGGCCAACTACAAAGACGGCGGCCGGTATCCGGTCGTGGCCTGGGCGATTCAGGCGCGCCTGGTGCGTGAGGGCGAGCGCGAGGATTGGGGCGATGACGAGGTTGCTCCCGGCTTCATCAGCCGCGCTGTCGGCTTGGTGATGCTCGCCAAGGATGCCATTCTGATCGAAGCGGACGATGACACGGCGGCAGCGGGCGAGTTTGATGGCTACGAGTGGGACTTCTGACGGCAGTGCCTAGAGAACCAAAGAGCAGACCCAAGCCATGACCGACTTCTCGCCCCTCACGGCCGCGATCATCTTCGTGACCTACGTTGCCGTGGATATTCTCTACGCCTACTACATCATCTGCGTCGAGCGGCGCCGCGCCTTGGCCGCTGCGGTCGTGTCCTCGGTGCTCTACTCGCTCCTGGCCTACGGGGTTATCACCTACTCCCAAAACCCCATCTACATCGTGCCGCTGGCCTCCGGCGCGTTCGTCGGCACGTTCCTGACGGTGCGATTCCACGCCCAGCAGGGGCGGTAAAATCGACGGTGAGGAGCACCGCGATGGTCGATGAGTGGCTCGATGACATCGAGATGGCTGACGCCATCGACCCGTTCGGGATGGTCTGGCTGCGCAATCCGGCGGCGTGAACATTGGTACACTGGTGGTAGTGGCGCATGTGCGCCGCCCGCCGGAGTCTCCGAGTGTCCACCGACGAGATCATCGCAGCGATTGCGGCGAACCTGACGCAGCCAAAGCGCGCCCGCACCGATGCCGGCGAGGTCGAGCATCACGACCTTGACCAGCAGCTCGCGGCCGCCCGGTTCGCGATTGCCATGCAAGGCGTGAGCACGTCGCCCTTCCGGGCGCTCAGGTTCGCCCAAACGATTTCGCCCAATGCGTCCGGCGTTGCCGATCCCACGGCGATCACGGACATCTACCCGCCTCCGGGCATGGCGGGCACTCCGGGGTATCCAGCCGGCTGATGGGCCTGTTCTCGATTTTCCGCCGACGCGAATCCCAGCCGGCACCGCAGGACGTGCAGGCCCGGTACGACGCCGCGCAGACCACGCCGCTCAATCAGCGGCATTGGTCGCAGGCGGATTGGCTGAGCGCTGACGCCGCGCTCCACCCCGGCATCCGCCGCACCCTGCGGGTTCGAGCCCGCTACGAGGCCGCGAACAACTCGTACCTGGCCGGGATGCTCTCGACGCTGGCGACCGATCTCGTGGGCACCGGGCCGCGGCTGCAGCTCATCCTGCCGGACGTGGCGCCGGAAGACCCCCGCGTCCGGCAAATCGAGCACGCCGTTCACGAGTGGGGCCGCGCCATCGACCTGGCCGCCAAGCTGCGAACCATGCGGATCGCGCGGGCCGTGGACGGCGAAGCGTTCGCGTTCAAGGTGACGAACCGCCGGCTCGACGGTGTGCAGCTGGACGTGCGGCTGCTCGAAGCCGACCAAGTAGCGAATCCGACGTGGATTCTGGAACTGGGGGCCATCGACGGCCTCCGGCTGGACGAGGACGGCAACATCGCGGAGTGGCACGTCCTCAAGCACCATCCCGGCTCGCTGACGTGGACGAGCAACATCGGTGATTGGGTGCCGGCCCAGCGTGTCCTGCACTGGGCGCACAAGACCCGCGCCGGCCAGCACCGTGGCGTTGGCGAGATCGTGCCGGCCCTGGAGCTGTTCGCCATGCTCCGGCGGTACACGCTCGCGACCGTCACCGCGGCCGAGACGGCGGCCGACTTCGCCGCGCTGATTCACACGAACACGCCGAGCGGTGCCGGGGCGACGGCCCTGCCGACTTGGGACACGATGCCGGTGGTTCGCGGAATGGCGATGGCCCTGCCGGAAGGCTGGGATGCCACGCAGATGAAGCCGGAGCATCCCACGACCACGTTCGACTCCTTCGAGAAGCGGCTGCTGAACCAAATCGCCCGCTGCTTGAATCTCCCGTACATCGTGGCGGCCCTCGACTCGTCGCAGGCGTCGTACTCGTCCATGCGGGGCGATTACCTCGTCTACCGCAAGACCGTGGGGTGCCTGCGGCAAGACCTTGAGCGGAACGTGCTCGACCCGCTGCTCGATGATTGGCTGGACGAGGCCGCCCTGGTCAACGGTCTGCTCCCCAACGGCCTGCCGCCGGTTTCCCGGTGGAATTGGCGCTGGATTTGGCAGGGATGGGAACACGTCGATCCGGTCAAGGAAGGCGACGCGCAGACCATCCGGCTTTCCAACAACACGACCACGCTGGCCGAGGAGTGCAGCAAGGCCGGCAACGACTGGCGCGAGGTGCTCCGGCAGCGGGCCGCCGAACGGGCCTTGATGGCCGAGCTGGGCCTGCCAGGCGACGAAGCCGCGGCGTCGGACGGCACCAAGCGCCGCAGTGCCGCGCTTGAGAATGAGCCGGAATCCGAAGACGTGACGGCCGAGGACGGGTATGTGCCTCCCCAAGCGGCCCGTGAGGAAGCCCGGCGCGGCCTTGAGTGGCGGCGCGAGTACGGCCGTGGCGGCACCGAGGTCGGTGTGGCCCGCGCTCGCGACATCGCT